TCCATTTGATTTCTGGCAAGGTGCTAACTTCAAGTTGAAGGCAAAGAACGTTGCTGGTTATAGAAATTATGATTCTTCTGAGTTTGCTGCTCAAAGTCCTCTATTAGATGACGATGATGCATTAGAAGCACTTTGGAAGAAGCAAAACTCTCTTCAAGAGTTTGTTGCTGCTGATCAGTTTAAGTCTTATGATGAACTTAAAAAGCGTCTTGGTTATGTTCTTGGTAACAAGACACAAGTACGTCAAGATCCAGAGACTATTGACGAAGATAATGATAGAGGTTTTGCAGAGGAAATAGTTACCACTGCAACTAAGTCTACTCCTTCTCCTAAAGAAGAAGAGGATGATGACGCACTATCGTATTTTGCACAACTCGCTGCTGAATAACACAAGAAAGGGGTTCTAACGAACCCCTTTTTTTATGGCATAGTAACGTTTAGATTTTCTGTTTCTATGTATTTTTCGTTAATATATTGAGAAGACTTTTGATAAGTCATTATATCTCTAATATCATTTAAGAATGTTTGTAGATATCTTCTTTTTAGGACGTATATATTTCTTTTTTTGTTATTTAATCGTATTTCATAATCGAAGTTAGTAATACCAGTTCTAACGTCAGTTCCAGATTTAGTTATATATCCATTTGTATTGGTTGGATCATTTAGATCACAGTAACTAATCTCAAAATCATCATATACTACTTTTCCTTTTTTAAGAACTATTTTTTCGTTAGTATCTTTTAATTCTTTAGTTTCATAGAATCTGGTACTGTTTAGTTCTGTACCATATTTTTGTTCTGCATAATCATATAAGTCTCTATCTGATAAAGGCCAATCATTTCTTACATTAATAATACCAGCAGTTAAACATACAACCCAATCAAATTCATCATTACCATATAATTCTTCTGCAACAGTATCAGGTCTAGCACCTTCAGGTATTGCATACTTATTAAAAATAGTGAATACGTTTTGCAAATCATCACGTAGTTTTACTCTACGAAATAGATTTTTAACTTCTAAGTAATTAAGTGAAGAATCTCTATCTTTAAGAAATGAAGGATAGAATAAATTTGGTAATTCTCTAAAGTATCCCATTTTAGTATCCTACTCCTGGTGTTGTATATGGATTTTCTGGATAATCTTCTGAATATATTGGTGTCATTTCTGTGAAGTTAAGATCCATTGTTAAAGAAATTGGAGAACCATCAGCATATGTTGCCCAGTTACCTTCTCCAGTATAATTAACTCCCATATCTGTTAAAGCACATAACTTAAATTTATGAAGATAGTTTGTACATCTACCTTTATATGCTAATCTGAATATATTAGGGTTTTTAAGCATTGTATTACCACTTGCTAAACTACCACCTTTTGGTGCCATGTTTAACTTAAAGAATGTGATTATTCTTTTAACTTCTCTTGCTTCTCTCTCAAATCTTGGAGTAAACTTAAACTGAAACTTAAATGATCTAATTGAAGGACCACTGAATAGCATTTCCATGTTTGGATTTATAATTGCACCCTGAGTTCTAGCAAGTAATTGATTTACATCAACGTTACCACCAAGAGTTTCTAATGCTTTTTCAGCAAGTTTCATTTGTACTGCTTCTGGATTCTTTGCAGCAGTTTCTAATACCTTTGTTGATGCTTTACCTAATTCTTGAAAGAATTCTCCAGGATCATCAGCATTCATTCCACCTATTGCTCCTTGAACACCAGCAGCAACAAAATTATTCATATTACCAGAATTATAGTTTGCCTTATTTGCATCAACTACTGCTGCTGGTACGGGAAGAATTGTAGTACCTAATTCTTTTGCATTTTTATCAGGACCACCTGTTGTTCCATAAGTGGTTTGTCCTTTTATAGTATGGTCTTTAGTATAATAATCATTTTCTGCACCACCACCCCAACTTTTTGCATTCCATGATCCTCTTTTGTGCGTTGTTGTATAATGCATATCTATTGTAGATATTTTTTTCCTTTTATACACTAATGCTGTAAATGTAATGAAATCTTGTGATGATGATAGAGCATCATATGGATATCTTAATTGTCCTCCTGGTACAGGTGCATCAGTACCACCTTTAGAATCTGATAATTGTCTAGCATCTTTTATTGCTTTACGTTCATCAGCTCTTGCTTTTGCTTTAAGAAATTTTTCTTCACGAGAACTATCTAAAATTGCCTGTTCTTGTTTTGTGCGAATGTTTTCTTGTTCTTTTTTATACGCTTCCTTTTCTGCATTTATTCTTTCACGACGTAATCGTCGTTGTTCTGCTCTTTGTTGACCGTTTAGACGTGCCATTATCGACCTATATTTTTAACTATTTAGCATGAATTTTCCAAAAGGTATTTTTTCAAGATCATTTATCTCTTCATTAGTAACTTTATACAGTTGTCCTGCTATTTCATTCCATGTATATTGTCTAGGTTCACCCCAATGAAAGTTAATTCCACGGAATCCCCAAGAAAAAATATCTGTTACTGCCACAAAGGGATTCTGATCATATCTAATACCTGGAGTTTTAGGATTGTATACAAAAATATAAAATTCTCCTACATCAGGTACAGGTGTAACTGTATCATTAAGAGCATCCATTAATTCCAACATCAAATCATCAGCATCTTCAGTTCCAATTAGATTTTTTACAATAGGAGATAATCTACTCATTTGATTCCTAGTTCTCTTTCTGTCATGACTTTAAATTCCCAAAGACGATCTTTACAAAATTCATCTGCTGCTTTCCATTTTGCTTGGTTTTTAGCATATTCATAAACTTCTTTCATATAACCCCTTGTCTGTTTCTTTTGTTTCTTGGGCATTATTGTTTGTTTTTGGGGTTTAATTTCTATAATATACCTTTTGACTTTACCATTGGTTTCTCTTACTTTAATATAGAAGTCTGGGTAATATCTGTGTACTTTATTGTCAATAGGAGATCTATACGGTAATACTATTTCTTCACTTCCCCATTCAAGGATATTGGTATTAGAATCGCAGTATTTCATGAATTTTAATTCCCAAAGTGACCTGTATACAATCTTGGTTGGATCCCCTTTGTACTTGTAAATACACCTTGGTTTATATTTTCCTCTATAAGCCATCTAAATAGAAATAACAAAACCTCATAAAGTATATTTAGATGGCTTCGATAATTCAAGACCTTAAGATGGATATCCTTCAGAGGAGGGAGATCTCAAAGCTATCCTTAAATAATCAGTTTCAAGTTCATATCAGTAGTTTACCTCTTGGTGTTCAAAGATATCTTACCCTTAATGGAACACATGCGAGATGGATTTCTGACAATGCTGGAATAATGTGCCATGAAGCAACTTTACCAACAAGTTCATTTGCTACTGCAGAAGTTAAGGATAATTATCATGGTATTAACCAACAATTTGCACATAATAGAATATATGTAGAAAGTGATTTTACATTTTATATTGATCAGAATTATAATATGATAAAGATTTTTGATGGATGGATGGATTATATTGCAGGTGATGATATAAATGGAGATCCAGCAAGTTCTACATTCTTTAGAAGATTTAATTATCCTAATAGTAATGGTGATATGGGTGGATATAAAGCCAGTACGTTCAGTATCACTAAATTTGAGAAAAATGAAAATAATGGAAGAAGACCATCATTGACCTATGTTTTTTATAATATGTTTCCAAAATCAATGGTTGCTATTCCTGTTCAATATGGTGCTGCTGATCTAACAAGAGTAACGGTAACCTTTCAGTATGATCGTTATTATATTGATAATAATATAGCACATAGTATTAAATCAAATGGAGAACCTCAATCTAGTAGATCTGGTATCAATCCTTTAGATAATATGTTTGGTATTGCTTCTCTTAAAAATAATACTGATAGAAATAAACGATTATCTGGTTTGAGAAGAAAAACAGAAACTAGAAGAAATTCAACTGGACCACAAACTGAAATTAAAGTTAAGGATAGGAAAGGTACTGGACCATCTAATAGTAGACTAGGATTATATAAGAATGAAACAATTGCTCAATTTAAAGCATCTAAAGGGACTGGAGGTTCCAGTGGAAAAGATAAATAACCCCTATAAATAAATATACGACTTGTTATTGCATATTATGCCTTTACCAAAAATTAATACCCCAACATATGAGTTGGCATTACCTTCTACTGGAAAAAAAGTTAGGTACAGACCATTTCTAGTAAAAGAAGAAAAAATCTTAATTATGGCATTAGAATCTGAAGATATGAAACAGATTTCCAATTCCGTAGTTCAGATATTAAATGATTGTATTCTTACTAGGGGTGTGAAAGTTAAAGATCTTTCTACATTTGACATTGAATATTTGTTCTTAAATATTCGTGCTAAATCTGTTGGGGAAGAAGTTGAAGTTAATGTGACTTGTCCTGATGATGGTGAGACTGTTGTACAAACAGCAATTAATATTGATGATATTAATGTTCTTAAGAACCCTGAACATACTGATGTGATTAAATTGGATGATGATTTGTCTGTTCAGATGAAGTATCCTTCTATGACACAGTTTATAGAGAATAATTTTGATTATGCTAATAATAGAACTGATGTCGATAAATCTCTTGAAGTAATCATTGCTTGTATTAGTCAGGTATATAATCAAGAAGAATCTTGGTCAGCTTCTGATTGTACAAAGAAAGAATTAAAAGATTTTGTAGACTCTATGAATACTAAACAATTCAAGGAAGTTGAGAAATTTTTTGAGACTATGCCCAAATTAACTCATACTCTCAATGTCAAGAATCCTAATACTGATGTTGAAAGTGAAGTAGTATTGGAGGGACTAGCATCTTTTTTCAGTTAGCTCTGGCGCATGAGACTCTGGAGAATTATTATAGAACTAATTTTTCTCTCATGCAGCATCATAAATATAGCTTAACAGAGCTTGAAAACATGATACCGTGGGAAAGAGAAATATATGTATCTCTTCTACAACAGTATATTGAAGAAGAAAATCTAAAGGCACAACAGAGTGGCACTAATTAACACACGAACTCAACAAAAACCAAAGTTAAATATTACCAATATCAAAAGTCCTATTGGTAAACTTAGTGCTGCTCCGATAGCTAAGATTAATCGTCCTATACTTAAAGTTACTAAACCAACCATTAAACCACTTGATTTAAATATTGATACTAAACAAACAGAAACAAATATTGGTATCTTTGATAATATTATAGGATTGGAAAAGAAGACTGATCATGTAGAATCTAGAGTACAAAATATAGAAACAAAGGTACAAGTTAATGAGGATCTTCTTCTTAATAGTATTAGAACTGGAAAAGATGATTCATTAAAGGAAGTAAATAAAACATTAGTAGAAATACAAGGAATTATAACTAAAGATCTTTCTAGTAGACTTAAGAAAGAACAAAATGATATTAAAAAGATAAGAACACAAAGTGATAAAGATAAAAAGGATGCTGCAGAGTCTGGTGTAGAAAGAGCAACTAAGTTTGCAAGTAATGTTACTAAACAATTTGATAAAGTAATTGCTCCTGCAAAGAGTATTTTTAGTAAATTTTTAGATTTTCTTGGAGTTGTTGCTACAGGATTTGTAGTTACTCCAGTATTAAAATGGTTACAAAAACCAGAAAATTTAAATAAGGTAACGGGAATATTTAATTTCTTATCTGATAATGCAGGATATGTTATTGCATTATTGAGTGGTGCTACAATTTTTAATATTATTCGTAAAGTACAAAAGCTATTCAGAGGATTAAGAAATATTAGTAGATTCCTTAGAGGACAACCACAATTAATGAATCCTCGTGGTCGTCTTCCTACAGGTGGTGGTACATCTAGGGTAGGTCAAAGTTGGTCTGGGAGACATGGTACTAATATTACTAGGACTGGTACAAGAACTGTTGGTGGTCCTAGTAGATATGCTAAAGCATTAAAGGAAGGTGGAACTCCTTTATCTCATGGTACTGGTACAGCTAGAACAGTTTCTACCTTTAAGAGAACTAAGAGTCCACTTAGTAAAGCATTGCAAACTATAAATGTAGGTGCTAAAAATGTTGGGAGAAATTTATTCAAGTCTGTAAGTAAGGCAGGTACTAAGTTTTTGGGTAAAGGAATTATGAAGTTCATTAGACCTATATTAAAGAAAATACCTGTTGTTGGAGTATTACTTGATTTTGGTATATCTGTTGCATTAGGAGAGGATCCAGGTAGAGCAGCATTTGGTGCTATAGGTGCAGGTTTACTTGCTGCAATAGGTACAATGATTGGTGGTCCTGTTGGTACATTCCTTGGTGGTTTTGCTGGTGACTGGGCTGGTAGAAAACTTTATGATATTTTCTTTAAGAAAATGGAGAAAGGAGGAACAGTACCAGGTCCGAAGATTAATAAAGATATTACTCCTATATTAGGTACTCCTGGAGAAAAGGTTGTTAATTTAGAACAAAGTAAACAGTTTGGACCTTTAATAGATGATATAAACTTTAATGGTGGATCAATAGTTAATTCTATGATGTCTGCACTTAAGGATCAAGAGTCTAATAATGCATCCTTTGCTGCTGCAAATGAGAAATTGGCATCTTTGATGTCTGGTGTTCAGGAAACATCAACTACTACTCAAAAAGATATTAAAACTACAATACCTATTAGTACACCAGATATTGCTAAGAAAAATCTTGAAAAACCATCTAAAGGTGGATCAGACACAATAACTCTTCCTACAATAAAACAAACTGCTAATGGTGGTGGAGAAGATTCTCCAACTCCTCAACAACAAACTTCAGGTCGAAGTATTATTGGTGCAGAAGATGAATCTAATCCTTATCTTTCTTATACAATGCAAGGATTGGGAATATATCAGGTGCAATAAATGGCAGTAACAGAAAGAGAAAAACTTAAATTGAATGTCAATAATATTAAAAGTGTATTATTGGATGGTAGAAAGAATCAAGATAAGATTAATAAGACAAAGAATAGATTAGTTTTTAAAGGAATACAAAAACAAAAACGATTACAAGCTGAATCTAATATAGAGAAGAAACCAGAATCAACTGGATCGAAAACTAAATCTATATTTGGTGGTATTGGTAACAAGATAACTAGTATTTGGGATAAGGTACTAAATTTCTTTGGGACTATAGTTATAGGTGCTCTTGTTACTAAACTACCAGAACTTATTGCAGGAGTAGAAAATACATTTAAGAAAATAAGAGGTGTATGGGATGGTATAATAGGAATATTTACTGCTATTGGTGCTGCACTTAGTAAATTTGTTAATGCTTTTAGTTCTATTTTTGGTAAAAATACATCTGCAGAGTTCAAGGATTTGCAAAAAGAATTGGATAATTTAGATCAGGAGATATCAGACGAAGATGCGAGTTTGCTTCTTGATATAGAAAGACAAAAGGAGAGTCTTGAAAATGAAGGCATATTTCCTGGAGATTCTGAGTGGGATCATCTTGATGCGAAAGAAGATGCAATTTTGGGTAAATATATGGATGGTGGAGATTCTACAGCATCACCTCCGAACCAACCTATTAGTATTCCAAAAAGAAAGCTGGGTGGTGGTATTGAAAACAGTGAACAACCAAATCAACAACCTGCAAGATCACCAGAATCAACTACAAAAGATAGTCCACTTAAATTATTTCCTAAAGTTGCTAAAGAATCTACAAAACCAATTAAAGTATATTCAGAAAATATTGATAGATTGAGTGAATTAATGGCACAAAATCTTCCTGGTCTTGGTGGAGGTGGTGGTGGTACTAATGCAATTACTGATAAGGCAAAGACTAAATCTCTTGGAAAAAGAGGAAAAGATATTGGTAACTTGTTAGCTCTTCCTTTTAGAGATAGAACAATAGAAGTAGACCCTAGATCAAAATTCGCTAGTGGTAATGTATTAAATAGTAGTACTACAGTATCTCCAGTTGTTAATAAGACAGGTAATATGAAATTAGCAGATGATTCAGAAACAACTGTAATAACTTATATTCAACCAATAGAAATTACAAAAATTGTAAGAACTTCTACACCGTCTTCTGGGTCTTTACCAACATTACCTGATCTTCAATCTACTAAAACGGAACATATTCCTATACCATAATGGCAGTTAAGTACGAGTTATTTCAAATAGTATCCGCTAATGGCGAAAATACCGTTAATCTTTATGACGGTCAATTTAGGGTATTATCTTTTGATTATTATGAAAGTATAATATCTCCACATATTACAGGATCTTTGCTTATTAGTAGTAGTACTGGTGCTGCCAAATCCCAAGATGATGCACAAGAAAGAGTTGGTTCTTTATATTCATCATTACCTCTTCGTTCAGGTTGTGTAATACTTGCTTCAGTTAAATCAGAATTAGGAAAAACATTAGATTTTCATAGTGATCCATACAAAAGATTATATGTAACTGATGTATCAGTTATTACTAAATCCTCTACATCTGAGAATATAGTTCTTAAATTTACTTCTAAGATAGCTTTAATGAATGAAACTAGTAAGGTTAATAAGCATTATAAGGGGAAGATTACTGATTCTATTAAGAAGATTATTAAAGAGAAGTTAAAAATAAATGAGGATAAAACTTTTGTTGATGAGTCTGTAAATTCATATTCATTTACAGGAATGAGGAAAAGACCATTTGATTTGTTTATTATGTTAGCAAGACAGACTGTACCTTCTAATACTGCAAATCCTGGATATTTTTGTTTTGAGACTAAAAGTGGATTTAGTTATCTTTCTGCAGATACTTTAATAAATCAAAAAGCATTTCCTAAAAAGTATTTTTATAATGGTATTACTGAAGCATCTGTAGAAAAGAAAGATGATTCCAATGATTATAAAGTTGAATCTTTAATCACAGAGAAAGATCAAAGTCTATTATCACAGATTCGTTCTGGAGTATATGCTTCTAAGAATATATTCTTTAATCCATCAACATGTGGATTTACTGAAGTTGATATTTCTGTTGGAAACCAGTCATTATCTGCTGATCCTAAGTTCTCTTCACTAGGTAAAAAGGAAGGATTACCAAATGTTTTAGCACAGGATTTTAATGAAGGTAATAAGTTTCATAGAGTACAAACTGCTATTTTAGATATAGGTGCTGATGAAACAAATATTGCTGCTAATAATAGTCCAGAACTTCATTATGCTGCAGGAACTGCAAGATATAATTTACTATTTTCTCAAAGTCATGCTATTCAGGTTCCACTTAATACAGATCTTGAAGCAGGATTTATTATTGATCTTGAAATAGAAAGTACTTCTGATGACAAGGAGCAAGGACCAGATCAAGTACAAAGTGGAAGCTATATAATCAAAAGTCTTTGTCATCATATTGATGCTAAAAATGAAGTTACTTCAATGAAACTTATTCGTGATTCATATGGATTACATGTTACTGGGAATGAATAATGGATTTATCTAATCTTAACTTTTATGGTCTTAGTACACATGAGTGGATAGGGGTTATTTTGCCTTTAGAATCTCAGAAGGAACAATCTTCAGGCAGTGTTGGATGGGGATGGAGATATAAAGTAGCAATTATGGGATATCATCCTAATGATCAGACTCTTAAAGATGATGAAGTTACTTATGCATTAGTTGCTCTTGGAGTATCTGATGGTTCTGGTGCAGCAGGAAGGCAACGAACACCAAGATTAATTCAAGGTGATGTTGTTCTTGGTAAATTTTTAGATGGTGATAAGAAACAAGTACCTCTTATTACTAATGTTTTAGGTAGAACATCAGAGACTAAATTTATAAATGCTAGGTTTGGTGCTAAAACTGGATTTGTTGGTGGATTAAAACCAGGTGTGACAGAAAATCAAGAATTTGCTGAGAATGATAATGTATCAACTCCACAAGTAAAACCAGCATCTAATAATACTGCACAAAATGCTACAACACCTACTGGTGCAATTAATAGAATGGGATTATCAAGTACTCCACAAGTAGGTGGAATACCAAAACCTCAATAAATAAAAATAGGAAATAGAACTTAATTCATGGTTGCGTCACTTTCAAAAGTTCAGATTGATACTTTCACAAATCTTATTGAAGATAATCCAAAGGGATGGGAAAATGAGATTATTGATATTAAATCAAAGTATCCAGATGTATTTAAGAAGGTATCTCCTCGTATAGAAAAGGACTTAAAGAAATTAAGTCCAGAGGATTATATGGTATGGCAAGAAAGATTAAAAGAGTATAAGAAAGCAATAAGACCAGAAGTATCTCCTGCATCTTTTAGTACAGGAAGAATTATTAATTTTGCGAATCCTTCTACTAATAGTTTTTTTGGTAAAACTGATGGTACATTAAAGAATTTTATGGGATTAGTAACTAATCCTTCTATATCTGGAGCATTAGATCTTGGTGGAGAAATTGCTGCTGCTTCATCTAAAATTAGTAGTTTATCATCAGGATTTACTACTCAAATAACCAGTAGTTTGGGTGATTCATTATCTGGAGCTATTTCTGGTGGTCTTGCATCGAAAGCAGCATTAATATTTGCAATGTATCCTGGTGCTAAATTATATGCTAAAGCATTAAAAAAAGTTATTGAAATGCAGACAAGTGTAATTGGACCTGCATTGAATATGTTTGAAGGACTTGAATGTGTGGGAGATAAGGTTGGTAATGCTATGCAAGGTGTTATTGAAGATATGTTGGTTGAGTTAGTTAAAAATTCTAAACAAGTACCAGAATGTGCTAGTACAGAGTTTATTGGTGCAATAACAGATCAAATTACTGATAAAATTGATGCATTAGTTAGTCCACAATTGAGTGGTATTAATAAGATTTTGGGTGCAGCAATAAATGTGAAGAATATATTGAATCAGGGGATTAGTACGATTGATAATTTTTCTGGTTTATTTAAGTGTGGTGATAAAGAACCAACTTCTCTTAGTAAATATAAAATCGATGGTGGATTATTGAATATGTTAGATCCTGGTCAAGAACAGGCATTGATTGATAAAGCATTTGCAATGACTGGTAGAAGTTCTGCTGGAAATGATATGTTAAATGCTTTTGAGCAAGCATATGGTGTATTTAATATTTTTGGTGGTTCTTCTGGTGGTGGTGCTGCTGGATTGGGTCCATGTAATAGTAGAGATAATCCACCTCCAGGATCATGTGGTGCTCCTAAAGTTGAATTTTTTGGAGGTGGTGGTTCAGGTGCTCAAGGTGAAGTTATACTAGGTAAGTTCATTAATAAACTTGATAAGACTGATATTTATGGAGATATTATAAAAACTGCAAGTCTTATGGGTGTTAAAATAACAAATCCAGGATCTAAGTACGAAAGAGAACCTATGGTATCTTTTACTGATCCATGTAATCAAGGATATGGTGGTTATGGTAGAGCAGTTATTGATAAAAATATAAATTCACCTACTTATGGGCATCTTATTGATGTTATTATTATAAGTGAAGGTGAAAATTATCCAACATCAGGATATGTGGTTGAAGGTGCTGATGGAGATACTCCAGATCCATTTATTGATCATATAATAGTTGATGATCCTGGAGGTGGATATGATATTGACGACTTTATAGAAGGAGTTGATCCTATTACTGGAGATATAATACCTAATGAAGATTTTATCATTAATATTAACCCTAATACTGGAGAAATTATTAGTGTTACTTTAACTGCTGGTGGTGCGAATAAAAGATATGCTGCTTTCCCACAACTAAATATTAATACAACTACTGGTGTAGGTGCTATACTTCGTCCAATTATGTCAACAACTAGAAGTTCTATTGCATTATCATCTGAAGTCGTTGAATCTATTGATTGTATTACAAAATGACGCAGTTAAAAAGACAGGTCGATTCTTTTGGACCAAAACTAGTTATAGAATCTGGATCAGATGAGGTAGGTGTTCCTGGAAGAACCACTTATCAGTTATTGTCTACCAATGATTCTGGTTTTAAGTACAATCAGTCTCATCATGAAAATGGTATAAGTAGATTTTATTCTGATGGTAAGATTCAGGTTGAAGCGATGGCACATCCCAAAGCATCTCCTGATGATACTGGTATGGCAATTATTGTACATAAGGGTAATATTGGTGTAGATGCCAATAGTGGTGATGTTTCAATTTCTGGTAAAAATATTACTATTGCTGCTGAAGATACTTTAATTCTTAAAGGAAATAAGATTCAGATCGGAGAGTCTAAAAAAGGAACAAGGTCTATTGATTTGATGGCAAATAAAATACATTGTCATGATCCAAGACTTGGTAATATAGCATTAGTTTTGAGAACACATAATATTTTTAGGTCATTTGCTGGTAGTTATATTGGTTATGCCAAAATAGCAGCTAAAGCATCAGGTTTATCAGGGTTCCCACTATGAGTTTTAATATACCATTAGAGAATTCTACTACTTATCAGGACAATCATGTCTTTGAGAATGTTTATATCTATGGTGAATTAAATTATGATTTTACAGGGATTGAAAATATTGAATTTACGAATGTTGATATTGGTGGTGATGTAAATATAACTGGAGTAACTACATTTTTAGATGATGTATATTTTAATCAGCTGATTAAAGCGGAAGTATTAGAGGTAGGAATTTTAACTGTTACTGAGAGATCAGATGTTGGTCTTGGTGGAACAGTTTTTCGTGTTATTGTTGAAGATACTAAGAATGATCCTTCTGGATCTGAGTATCTACAACCATATGCAGGTCGTGTAGGAATAGGAAGTACACAACCAGAAAGAACATTAGATGTAATTGGTGATGTTCATTTTTCTAAGGACATTTATGACTCTGTTAATTCATCAGGTGCTAATGGATATTACTTAAATCAAGATAATAATGGAATAAGATGGGTTCCAACACCACCTGTTGGTATTGAGGGTATTTTAATACAGGAAAATAGTCAATATATTCCAGTTACAGGTGCTGCAAATACTTTTGGTGCTATTAATTTTTCACAAACTAATAGTCTTGGTTTAGGTACAGATAATCTTGTTGCAGATCCAGATCCAGACAATTCTTCCTTTATTGCAAGAGTAAGGGGTAAGGATTATTGGGGATATATGGGTGGACATACTGGTAATGATGTCCCAATTTATAGGATGTCAAATGTTGGTATTCAGAATAATAATCCACAAGTTGCTTTAGATGTAACTGGTAATGTTCATGCCACAGGTGCAGTAGATTTTGATTCAACTCTAAATGTTGATAATAATACAACTCTTGGAGGTACATTAGAAGTAACTAATGCTACAGATCTTAATAGCACATTAAATGTTGCTGGTCAAACAATAATTGAGGCTACAACAGGATCTAGTAATAAAGATAGTGGTGCTCTTGTAGTAGAAGGTGGTGTAGGTATTGAGCAGAATCTTAATATTGGAGGTGTTGCTCATGTTCATAATGGTAATGATGCTACTAATGCAGACACAGGTGCATTACAGGTTGATGGTGGTGTTGGTATTAATAAGAAATTATATGTAGGTGATACTCTAACAGTTGATAATAATACAGATCTTGATGGTCAATTAAATGTTGAAGGTCAAACTACACTTCAAGATAATTTAATTGTTAATCAGAATACAGATCTTGATGGTACATTAAATGTTGATGGAAATGCTAAGTTCAATAATCCTGTTGAACTTGATTCAACATTAGTTGATATTAATGGTACTGCTGCGGGACCAGGTGTTGGTAAAACTGATTGGCGTTTAGCATCTGTTGGTACTGGTGTATCATGGAGACCCTCTGGTGTTGAAACTAAAAATACTATTTGGGTTACTAAAGATGGTGATGATAATAATAGTGGTTTATTAGAAGGTGATGCTAAGGGTACAATAGGTGCAGCAGCGGCTATAGCATTAGAAGGTGATAGTATTAATGTTCGTGCTGGAGTTTATGTAGAGAATAATCCTATTGGTCTTAGGACTGATGTTGCAATTACAGGTGAAGATTTACGATTGGTAACTATTGTTCCAGATAATCCTGATAAAGATGTATTCCATGTTAGAAATGGATGTTTAATACAGAATCTTAACTTTGCTGGTGCTACTCAAGCAACTAATCATCCTGGTTGTGCTGCTGTAGCATTTCCACCAACTCTTAATGCATTAAAGGCAAATACTGGATATATTAAATTGGGACCATTTGTTGTTCCTGCTAATAAGAGATATAAGAGTCCTTATGTAAGAAACTGTACTAACTTCATGACTGGTAGTATTGGTATGAAAATTGATGGTGATCATGCAACTGCAAATGCTGTGGGTGATGATCTTAAATCAATGGTATGTGACTCTTTCACTCAATATAATGAAAATGGTATTGGTGTCTCATTAACCAATAATGGATATGCTCAGTTAGTTTCTATATTTACTATTAACTGTGATGTAGCAATTTATGCTGATACTGGTGGTCAATGTGACCTAACAAACTCTAACTCATCATTTGGTAATTTTGGATTAAAGGCAGTTGGATTAGGTTCTACTGAATTTACTGGAAAGGTTAATATAGATACTGCTGCTGAAAAAGATACTATAGTCTTTAAGGAATTGTTTGATCCTGCAGGTAATGCAAGAAGACCTTACGATGGTCAGGCATTATATTTTAATATTGATTTGGATAATTATCCTGATGCAGATGGTACTGGAAGAATTAATGCACCATTGCAACAGTTAAAATCTGTTAATATAATTAATAAGGGAACTGGATTTAGTGCAATTTCTCCACCTAATATTATTATTAGGGATTCTGATGGCACAACAACTCCAAAAGGACCACAAGGAATTGTTGCAGAAGCATTAGCAACCGTAGATTCATTTGGACAATTATCTGAAATTGATGTTGTAAGTACTGGAAGAAATTATCTATCGACACAAAATATTGTTGTTGATATTGATGGAGATACAAGTCTTGCAACAGCAGTAATGGAACCAATTTATTATACGGTTTCTTCTGCATCAACTACAACTGCTGCTCCAGCAGGAATTACCAGCGTTACCTTTAATGAATTTATTCCTTATGAGTTAAAACTTGATGATCCTATTGACTTAAGAAGAATTAGTAGGATTCTTACCAGTTCACATTCATTTGAGTACGTTGGTACGGGAACGGATATAAATAGGTCAACACCTCTTCAAGGTGCTGTTCCTATTAAAGAGAACGAAGTTGTTGCTTTAGATGGAGCACAAATACCTTTCACCAGTACGGATCAAAAAGGTAATTTTGATATTGGAGCTGGTATCCAAGTTGATCAAACAACAAACACAATTCGGGGAAGAGATTTTAGTCGAGCAATCCAAGCCGAAGTAACACCACTAATACTAGCATTGAGATAAGACATGGCAGTAGCACCAATTAATAAATTTATTACGATTGCGGTTCCTGTTTCACCCAACGAGCAAGAATTATATAAAGCACCCGTAGGTACTTCTGCTATTTTGTTGTATGCTCAAGTAGCAAACGTTTCAGCAGCATCAACATTTCCACAGATTACATTTACACATAGAAGAAGAAGTGTTGCCACAAGAACTTCAGGGAATTTAAGAGATAATAGACTTGTTAGAGATATTGAGATACCACCAAATGATGCATTAGTTATTGTTGATGGTAGATTAGTTTTAGAAAGAACTGCACTTGTAGAAGATTCTATTCGTATTTCTGGTATTCAGACAGGAATTACCACAATAACAGATGTTAGATATAATGGTGAAACTGGAATAACAACAGTCACAACATTAGTTCCTCATGGATTTAAGGTAGATGATCAAGTAACTATGGCTGGTATAGCATTTACTTGTCCATCAACTGCTGGTATAACTAGTGCTATTTTTCCTAACCCACAAGTTGCTTTTGTTATTGATTCTATTGATGGTGCTGTAGGTACATCAAAGACATTTACAACTAATTCTGGTATTGTTAAGAATTTACCTCATACTTATAGAGGAGCATTCCATAGGTTTGTTGGACTAGCAACTGAGACTGCTACACCTCTTGGAATTAGTACAGGTACTTCTGGTGGTCCATATTCTATCACTGCTGCTGATTATGATCCAACTGATGGTGATGTTGAATTAAAGATTGGTAGTCATGCATTATTGGGAGCAACTCTACATACACCAACTATAATTGGTGGTGCTAATGGTGATTATAATCGTTCTACTGGTGTATTGAGATTAAGAATACCAAGTCATAATTTTAGTAATACTCAAAAGATTAAACTTAAAGAAGAATCATTTACATTTTCTTGTGGTTCTGGAACAGCAAAATATCCAAGACCTGCTAATCCTGATTCAGGAAGAGAAGCAGATCCTGCTTGGAATAGATGGTTATCATTCTCAGTTGTAGATTCTAATAATATTGATGTTCAAGTAGGAACTACTGCTAGTGGTGGTAATCATACTTTAACTGCTGTAGAATCTGGTAGTGTTCAGAGAGCAACTGATTTTGTTGTCCTTGATCCAAATTCATTGAAGTTTAAGTGTTCTCAAGATAATTATAAAACAGTACACACATATCCTAGATCAACTGATCCAGCAATAACTAGAGGAGCAATTGCTGTTGGTCAAACCACTTATGCTCACACTTTTGTTAAGGCAACAGATGTTGTTACTTCTTCTGGATTAATTAATAATTCTTGGACTCCTACTGATGCAACATATAACTCACTGACAGGAGATCTACAATTAACAATAGGATCTGGTCATGCATTATTAGCTGCTGATACTCATCAGGCTGATACTGGAACTACATATGATCCAAGAGTTGGGATTATGACTGTTCAACTAGCAGCAACACCAACTCAAGTTATTCAGACAGGACAGCAAGTTAAGATTAATGCTGGTGGTGTAACTTTCAGTTGTAATGCTGGTGGTGGAGTTGCTAGTCAGGCATATCCAAGAACAACAGACCCTGTTTATGAACAATGGAGATCAATTACTCGTATTAATGATAGTAAATTTAGTATTGATGTTGGTATAGGTACTGGTGGACAATATGCCCACACATTTGTATCAGGTGTTTCTGGTGCTATTAATAGAGCAACAAGTAGAATTAGCATACCTGCTAATTCATTACAATTTACCTGTATGAGAGATTGGAATAAGACAGTCAAGACATATCCAAGAAGTACTGATCCTGTATATCAAAAACAAATAGCAATAGGATCAACATCTACTACTACAGTTACAGTAAATGTTGGTAAGACAAATACTGATACAGTTACAATTCCAGTTGGAATATCGTCTTCTGGTGGAAGGGTCGGTCCATTACAGATGGAATTTATTGGAAGTATTCTAGAGAACAGTACAACATAATATGGCAAAGTATATTAGTGGAAGAGTTAGACGTACCGATCAGGACAAATTAACTGATGATAGGTTTAAGTATTTACGTCTTGAAGATGCGGAACCTAATTTAGGTGATTCTCCAGGATCTGCTGGAAGTCCCAGTATTCCTTCTGGACAACAATTCCAACTTATTAGTGTACTCAATGATCCAGGAGGAAGATATTGGTCTCCTATTCAGGGTGGTGTTATTCCTGGATCTATTAGTATATTTGAGGAAGGAAGTCTTGTAGGTACTCTTAGTAGTATTACACAACTTGATTTTCGTGGTAATGGTGTAACTGCAACTGTAGGATTTACTTCTGATGTAAGATCAACTATAACAATTAAACCTCCAGGAGATAATGAAAGGGTATTATATAAAGAAAATAATGATTTTGCATCATCAAATAAACTTCAGTTTAAGAGTTCTGTTGGTATTCTTACTGTAAGTAATGGTTTACAAATTACTGGTGGTGGAAGTTATAATTCATTTGTTGTACAAACTGATGGTAAAGTTGGTATCAATACAGTACCATCACAAGAATTGCATGTTAATGGTGATATAAGACTTGAAGGAACGATATATGATCAGACTAATAATCCAGGTGCCAACTCAAATATTTTACAGAAAAATAATGCTGGTGGTATTGAATGGAAAGCATTAAGTCAAGTTCAGGCTGGTGCAGGTGGAACAATAAAAGATATACAATATCACGGTTCTACTGGAGTAGTTGCTGGTGCTGGTAATTTTAATTATGATCCTACTACTCAACGTGTAGGACTTAATATAGAAAATCCTGAAGCATTATTGGATGTTAGGGGAGATGTTAATATTACTGGTTTGACTACAGCAACAAAATTAGATGTTACTGGTGTTTCTACATTTTCTGGAATAACTTCTTTTAGAGAAAATGTTAAGTGGGATGATAATAAGAAGGCATTTTTCGGAGATGGGTCAGATCTTTCCATATATCATGATACTTCAAACTCATACATCGAAGATGTGGGTGCTGGTGGACTTAAGATTCGTGGAACTAGTGTAAGTTTTGAGAAAATTCCAGCAGGATTTGCTTCAGAATATATGATTAATGCAACTGCTGGTAGTTTAGTTCAGTTGTATTTTGATGGGGATGAAAGATTTCGTACTACTGGGGCAGGCGTTAGTGTAACTGGCACACTTGATACTGATGATCTTACGACTGATAATATTAATATTACTGGTAAGGTTACAACTAAAGATCTAGGTGTAACTGGTATAGCAACTGTAGATAATATCCAAATATACGATAATAGAATTGAAACTACAACAGGTAATTTAGTATTAAATTCTAGTGCAGGAACATTAGAAGTTATAGATAAACTCTATGTTAATGATGTTCAAGATTCAACGACCCCAGATAATGGTGCATTACAGGTTGCTGGTGGTGTTGGTATTGAAAAGAGATTAAATGTTGGTGGTGCAGTTTCATTTACAGGTCCATCGGTTGGTGTAGCAGTTACTCTTGCTGGAGCTGGTGGTATTACTACTACTGGTGGAGATTTATATATTGGTGATGATTTATATGTTAACTCAAATATAACTGTAGTTGATTTTAATGCCCAATGGGGTAATATAACAAGGCAGTTAAACACAAATAGATTTAAGGCAACTGGTATATCTACGTTTACAAATAAGGTACATCTTTTAGACGATGAT